TTATCGCTGATATGCTAAGAGAAGGATCATTTTGCCCATTTCCTTGTTCTAAAATGAGTACATATCCTTGTTGATTTCCAGCTACAATATTTTCAAAACCCTCCTGAGACACTCCACTATTCCAAGAGACAGTAGTGTAGGATGACCAATCGTCTGGTAGATCTCCCCAGGTATATCCAGTTCCGGAAGGGTAGTAGTAACCGAAACAAGTAAAGCAATCATCGAATAGACTCCAGTTTTTTGTGTCGTAATTAAAGACTAAAACCTGATCCGGAAATGTTCCATTAGGGTTATTTGCACTTGGAATCGTCCAATAGTTCAATTTTGTTTTAAAGGTACGAATGCCGTTTACTCGTTCAAAACCAAAATTATTCTGCCTGATATCAAATATTTCATCGGGAATCTTTTCATCAAAACGGATTGTATCATTACCATCACTAATGACAATCCCCCTATTCCCAATAGCCATCAGTCCTTTATCGAAAGGAATTGTGCTAAATGTACAATCGCTTCCTAATTCAATATTGACACGTTCCCAAACGAAAGGATTCTGCGAATTGTTGACGAATCTAAGTCGCCACGTACTACGTTCGAAGTATACAACGAGGATATCGCGAATAAAACCGGCCGCCACGATGACTTCGTTGGTGGGGGCATCATTAGCCCCGCCTCGACCAAACAAATCGTCCCTAGCGGTTTTTATATCGACTGTCTGCACATTTGGAAAGACTGGTACGGGTTCAGAATAGTAAGGCGTTCCAATTTGCGTCCATCTGGCTCTATTTCCATAATTAAGGACTCCCTGATCATTTCCTTCCGATGTATTCAAAAAAACAAGATACCCACGGTAAGCAAAGATTAATAAAGCCCCTGCCAAAACTGTATTTGGATCAATGGGCGGATTATAGTTGGCCCATCCTGTTCCATTACTTAATATACCGTAGTAACGAATCCCATCTTGCCCTGCGACGGTCTGCATTGAATCTAATACCATTCCCGTCGCTGTTACACCATTTGTCCATGCAAATGTAGAGCCTACATTCTGATTAACGGCTTGGACTGTGAATGGATTACCGGCAATAGTCACTCGAGCTAAGACAGCAGCATTTGCAGCAACAACAGAAGCAAGATTAATGAAGTAAACATAATCCCCTATCTGCACATTATTACCTGCTGATGTGACATTCACAGTTGCAGCATTCCCAACACCTGCCGATCCTGCAAATGCCGTGACATTCCAACCGTTCAATCCTGGCTTTGAATTGGTGGCCCAAAATGCTCCAGCATAGTTTGTAGTGTAGAAGAATTGATAGTTGGTTCCACTCCAAGTCACAGGCATTATAGAAGGAAGAAGAATAAAAGATGTTCCACTGTATTTATAAGCTTGTGTGGTATCAAATGCGATAAGCGATTGCTGATCAATACCAAATTGTTCTTGAGTACGCAAGCCCATGACAGGAGTGCCATTATCTAATCTCCCTAGTTTTTTATAACCGGAACGACGTACAATTCTTCCTCTAAATTGATATGCGTTGATAAGCGTGTCAAACGAATCTTCCGGGGTAGCAAAAGGTTTTACATCCTTTCTCAATCCGTCTTTAATTGGGCCTATCATGAAGTTTGATGTTGTCATACTTGCGCTATGGCCACCCAACCGAATGAGTAAGCAATCACTGGTCCCCCAATATTTAAGCTAGAATTTATTTTAAATGTGCTGTTGCTCACTATCTGCGTGGAGACAAAAAAGGGCCTTGGCGTTCCTACTGTTGTCATTGTATTCGGAGTAGCGATAGCCACGAGTATTTTTGTAGGTGCCGGAGATAGTGTGATATTTACAGCTATGTTGCTTGTAGAACCGAAAAAGAGAAGATAACCTCCAGGGAGAAAGCTTTGATAGACTGGTCCTGCTGTGTTTACCGAATTATAAGTAAGTTGCATCGGGTCATTCTTAGTCACTGTTGGGTCATTATGATTAGGAAGGAAATCGGGGATCTGTACAAATAATTGCGGTTGTGTTCCTGCCTGAGACGAAGCATTTTTGCAATATAGAACGTCTAAATCTTGCGTCACTCCAGGATCGGCGCTCTGAAGAGTAAAGACTACGGGTTCGTGATCACCCGCATTAGAGGCGTTCAACGCTGTGTGATTACCATTGAAAATCGTTGCAAATTGTGAAAAGTTAGTCCTAATTTGAACGACATCGTCTTTTGGACTTGGGCCTGCATCTGGTTTAACAAAACTGTATGTCATATGTTTGCCAACACGATGTAATAAGATGGAGGAGCTGCTTGTTGAAAGAAGAAACTTGAAGTTACATTGAGTGCTGTAAAAAATCCGTTTGACGGTTGCTGCAGTACAATCTTTGATTTACCCGATTGGAAATTAGCTAGAGGAGAAATAGCGCAAAAAGACATAGTAATTATTTTCTTTGCGATGGCAGGGAATAAATTCAGTGTGTTGTTTGGTAAACTGGTAAAGCTACCGAAGTACACCAGGATTTTACCAGGTAAGAACGTGAAGAATGTTGTTGGATTTATGGAATAAATTTGATAGTTGGTTAACTGAAATTCTTGTCCGTTACCTTGATATCTTAAAAAGATCTGATCTGTCTGTCCCGCTACATCTTTTGTATAGACCGATATTTCATTTAAGTCCGTCTGTATAGCCTGTCCTTGTTCTAGAAGCTGAACAATAGTGTGATTTCCAGCTGTTGCTCCGCCGTCTAAAGCGACATGATTCACCATGAACGTATTATAAAGTTTTAGAAAATTATCCAGGAATTCAGGCTGTGAATCAGCTAATGTATCGCTGAAATTTTCTGGTACATTAGGATTGTAAATAGGAGGCTGCATTACACACCTATAGCAAAATAGTACACATCAAATGATCCAAAACCGCCCGTATTCTGATACGTGATATTAAAAGAAGTCCCGGTTATATTGGTTGGAATAGCTTCAGCTTGAACGGTTGGTGATATCGTTGAATTGGCGACAGTCATATCTACGTATAATAGCGTTGTTCCCGGGGAAAGGGTCACGAGTTGTCCATTGGTAGGAGCCGATATGAATCCCCCATACACAATGAAAGGGCCAGCAACAAAACTGTATTGCGTATTTGAGGAATCCGCTTTGATAGATGGATAGGTCATCTGAATAGGAGTTTGGCTGTTATTTGGCCTAAAGAATAATTCGGGGATAGAACTCACTAACTTGTTATAGAGAGCCGTTTGTGTGGAGGATGTTGCAGGATCGGCCATTTGTGGGCGCAAGATCAGAACATTATGCATTCCTGAAATACTCGGGTCTTCTGTCAATCCTGCGTGGTTATTAGCAAATGTGCTGTTAATCGCCTGGAAATTGGCCCTAATTTGTTGAGCAGATTGCAATATAGGATCTGTAATGAGTGGAATATTTGAGTTATACGACATATTTTATCCTGAAGTACCACTATACTCGGTGCCCCAAAACCAGCTTGCAAGCGGCCTTCCTGGCTGACTAAAGATCGTTGCGGCCCTCTGGTTGCCTAACTGTCTCAACGTGCGTCTCTGAGCAATCTGTAGCTGTTCTTGCCATATTGGCATCAGATAGGCCATTCCTTGCTCATCTGGAAAGTCTGTGTAGATCAGCTTTGCCGCTCCTGCACATATGAAAAGATACCATTCATCCAATTCCGGAGCTTGATTGGCAGCAATCAGTTGCGTGGGCTGTTGACTAATCTGAAATTCTACTTGATAAACCTGCATTGGACATGGTCTAAACACGATCTGCTGATTATAGAAAAGTACATCCGTAGGCCTTGAAGCTTGATAAGGAACAACAGCGGCAAAAATAGTAGCCCCGCTTGGTATTGTGGCAGCATTTGCTACTGTAAATGTATAGGCACCAGTCAAATAGTTCACTGTACCCACGGTATTTCCAGAAGTATCCACAAGATTCCCTGTGTTAGATCCCGGCTGTGGCACATCTGAGATAGAGTAAGAAAATCCTGTATTATCAAATGCAGAGATGATCACTGCCGCTTCTGTAACATTCCCAAATATGTCCAACTGTGCCCTATAGAATGGCGTAGAAGGAATTGTTCCAGTGTAAGGCCCTGATGTTCCATTACCACTATTGATCTGCTGATTGACACTCAGATTAGGCCACCGATTATAAAACGTCGTCTTATCTTGAAAGTACCGCAAAATATAACCCTGGCAATATACTGGAGGAGTTATTTGTATATTCCCAGGGACAGGATTACCCGCAGGATCGGTCACTAGTCCCGCCTCATATACAAAATCATAAGTATCAACATTAGGAGTAGTAACGAAAACATAGGGTTTTGTGAGTTTCAAGTTTTTGAATTGCTCAGGGAAATGAAGAGTATAGAAAAGATTTATGTAGTTCTGAATCTGCGTACTTGTCATCTGCTGTGGCGTATATCTGGCCGTCATGCGCCTGACAGTGTTTTCCATCTGATCTAGACTAACAATCTGTGTACTCATATTGGATTTCCTGGGGTGCCATCATTAAAAATAGTCCCTTCAAAACTTGTCTGATTGCCAAATGGTAGAGGCAACGGAGGAAGGTATTTGCCTGATGCATTCGGAATCACACTAGGAGGCGTGTAGGCCGAAGGCAACGGACTCGGATAGGCAAATACAGAGAAGTGAGTTGAGTCCAGGTCTACTGTTAAGGTGTCGCTTGTCACTTGCAACACTTGAGCATTAATATTATTAAGCTGCGTCATTCCAAATGCGACCGGGATTAAAAATGTGATATCCATGCCTGCAACATATCCATGGTTGTTCACGGTTGTGACAACCATAGGATTGGCATTTGTTATAGATGCAATCGTCTGCACACGCAGATTCTCTTGCACTTGGACTTGGCTATAACCTGGATAATACACTACTGAGCTCATTAGAAATTCACCGGTACAAATGCGTATTTTTTATTCGAAGTATCTACGTCATGAATAGCACCTGAAGGCTTATTAGGATCCATCTCACCTTGTTTCTGTATGAAATGTGGTGTGTAGTAATGTTCATTAAGTTGATCCGCAAATCCTCTAGGAATTGTATAAACCTTACCGTCTTCTAGATTGTACCATTTAACTGGATCGGTTTCATATTTCATGTATGTGAGTTTTGCTGCGTTTCCAGGAGCTCTTCGATTCATAAACTTTCCTGTGACCATTTCGCTATCATGTTGTCGCTGTTTTTCAATTTTTGCTTTCAGGGCAGCCTTCTCAGATGACATGCTAACTTGTTTTTTAACGATGATCATCTCATCTTCTGTCACTTCCCTGGCTGTCATCGTTTTTAGCTGAGCTTTTTTCTCTTCGACTTCACTCTTAGCTTTTTCAAGCTCTAAGCGAGCTTTATCAATTTCTGTCTCTAAAGATTCGAGTACTTGGGAGTCTGACATGAGCACCTCTTGTGTTTCTTCTACTTGTAAACTTTTAATTTTTTTTTGTCTTGCCATATTCACTCTTTATTTTAAAAAAAGAAGGGGATGTTTAGTCCCCTTCCTTTATTCCTTACCTATTATGGTTGTGGAAATTCTTGCGAACTAGTTACAGCACGCCATTCCCAGAAATCTGCTGTACTTCCGATGATACCGCCGGTAGTAGCAGAGTTGGTTCCGTCTCCTGCACCTACGAGAATTCCATTAACACCAAGGTTTTGTCTTGCAAATCCTAGGATGTCTTGGTTCGCGTAAGGGAGTGGGGAAGGAACGATTCCAAACAAATTGTTTGTATTTCCTTCGCCCTGAGGAATCATCTCAGCAAATGTAAATGGATACTTACTAGCAGCTGGCCATGCAAACGCAGTAAAGTTTGTACTATCTACGTTGGCAAATGTCACCGTCTGTGTACCTACAGCATTGTTAACTGCTGATACGGTAAACTGAAGTGGCAGACCATTGTTCCCACTATTTAGGTTTTGCATCCCATACACTGAAGGGATAGCAAATCTAACTACATCACCAACTTGGTAATTTTGTTGTACCAATGTAGTGACAACCATTGGGTTAGCCAATGTAACTTTCGCAATCGCTCTAATCTGTGGATAATAGAGAGACCTTGAAGGTAAATTGACATTACCAACTTTCTGAACAAACCCAACAGAGGTCAAATGAGCAGTACTTACTAGCAATGTAGTAAATTGGGTCGTTGAACCTACTGCCGTCACAGTCATGACAAGCCCACTGAACTCAGGAGCGCTTACCAGGCCATATACTCGTACATTATCTCCCACAACAAAGCCGTGAGCAGTTCCTGTGACCCATACAGTTGTAGAGCCAGGAGTATATGAAGAAACAGCAATGACAGGCCCTAAAACTGGTTTAGCTGCATTGACTACAGTCAAACCATTAATAGCTGCCAAGCCATTCTGCATCGGAGCCAAAATACCTGACACAGTTCCGTTTTGTACGATCTGAGCTACGCCAGAACCCATATAATCACACCAGAATGCTTCGACAATCCTATCGGATGTCAAAGAACCAGAAACACCACCAGCAGTGACGCCACTACGGGTAAGGTTTTTAATTCTGAATTCGCTGATGTAATTAGGAACAGCAACAAAAAAAGGAGTAGAAGCAGTATTGATAAAGCTTCCAGTAGTAACTTGTGTACTCATATACTACCTCCTATAGTGCTACTTGGAGAGTGCAACGTAGGTTGACGATCCAAGATGTGTTGGTGATATTGAATACTTGAGCCATTTTCCAACCAGCAGTCTGGTAGAGTCTCAAGCGTGGAGATGCAATTTCAGGTGGAGCATAGATGAATTGAGCGGAATAACCGTCCAAATCAACCATGTCATAGCTTTCCTGACCAGGAATGAAGACGTTATAAACGTCTGCACCGTTGGCAGAAGCATTGGGAGAAATAGAACCGACTGAAGACAGCAAGAAACGCATGTTCCTTACGGTACCCCATTCGGACTGAAGTAAATTGGACTGATTAGCGTAGTTTGCTACGTTAATAAACCCAACCATTTGGTCAAGGTCTGCCGACAGATTCGTGTGGCCTAGGCCAAAAAAAGCTGTCCTCACCGGAGCAGTCAATCTGTTACTTTATGACCATTTTCGTAAGGTCACGAAAATGGCGGGCCAAATCCTCTCGGCTGGCCTCACTATGTCTCCATAGTGTTCAGAGCACCGCATCGTAATTCGCTCTCATAGAATGATTTTCTACAGTCAATACAAAAAAGAAGCATTTCTCTTATTTTATGTTGAGTTAATTTCAAACCACACTGAGGACAATTTACGTCTTCTCGCTTGCTGCGTTCAGGCTGATATCTTTCAAATCTCCTAGGCTCTGAAGCATTTTCAAATTTATTCATTTCAATCTGTGAAGGTCTTCCCTTCAATGCTTCTTCGAGTGGATTATATTCAGTCATATCTTGCCCCTTGTTATCCTTTCTCTGCACTATGCAGCGATTAGGAACTCCAAGTCAATCAGAGAAGATTTTACTTCGGCACACATTCTACCGAATTTGAGTTCACCCTCAATAATATCCATGATGAATTGAGCATTAGCAGTACGCAATAAACGTACGGCTTTTGAGCAATCCAATGGACTGATGTTAGTTGGGTTGTCACCATTTGGACCGCTTGTGCAG